GTAATATTCTAGCTACTAAATTATTTGAGTCATCAATTGGCAGCTCAAAGTCTTGATAATCATTTTGCGTCTGGTCAAACAATGGCTCACAGTTAAACAAAGTAACATAAGTCCATTTAGGATCTAAAGGATATCGTATGTATACTGCCTGTATATCTAAAGCTCCACTAAAACTTGAAGGATACACAGTAATAGAATCTCCTTGTTGAGTATACGCAGGATATGATGTAGAAGGTGCAGTTAATATTTAATTAGTTAATAATTTAATTTTATTATTACTTACCTTTTCTGCTTCTCCCAGATAGACACCACCATTAAAACAATTAATATTATTTAATAAATAATAATCATTACCTGTTGTTGTTGTTGAAGGTAGATAGTAAACATTTCCTGCATTTTGTGTTAAAGTTGCTGTGATTGAAAACGTATCTATCACTTCTTCGTAACCTAGTTTAATATCAGCATAACCTGTTCCTGAAACCCTTGCATTCTCCTCGTTAATCTGCTGATTATAATTAATAAAATATTCATCAAACAAATCTAACTGAGCTTGTTTAGCAAATAAGTTAAAATCACTCGGAGATATATATCCGTAGTTATTTTTATTGATAATAGCAAGTACAGTATTTCTTACAGAGTTTATCATTTTAAAATCTTTTTACAAAGATACATAAAATAAAAAAGCACCCTGATTTGGGTGCTTTCTTGTCGATAGTAAAGGAAGGATTATATTATTAGTTCCAAGCTAATCCAGTTACAACGTTAGGCGGCGTTAATGTTGGCGCCGCATTTGTGTAAGACGTGCTCATTAAATCTACTAGAGCAGCTACAAAAAAGTTTTGCATTGCAACTCCTGTTGAATCGGCAGCGTGTGTAAGGGTTACCTTATCAGTAGCTGCAGCTCCTGCATAGAAAAAAGACGTTTCAGTAGTAGAGGTCTGTTCAATAGACTCTACCATGTTTGCGTTTAATACGATAGGAGTAGTAACTCCTGATTGCGGAAAATTGAAATATTTATTCATGATTATGAGATTACAACGTTAGTGATTACAGTTGGAGCTCCATCAGTAATGTCAAGAATAGATTCTGACCATTTTCCTTGAGCAACTTGAATTAATTTATTTTGAATATAGTTTATCATATTATATCCACTAGCTGTATCAGCACCATGAGTTATTGTTATGGTGTCGAACGCTCCTGTAGTAAGATAATTAACTATAGTTGTAGTAAAGCCGCCACCACCAGTGGAGACCATTACCATTTTATCAGCAGGCATAATTAAATTGCCATTTGCTGCAGTTTGTACTTTTAAAAATTTTGCCATTGTTAAAAAATTTAATGGGTTAAACAAGTTGTAAAGTTACGAATTTTTTGCTAACGCTTTTAAATGCTTATATGACTCTAATCCATCATCGCTTTCAAAGAATGAAGCTATAATAAACAATGGGTCTTCCCCGTATGGTATATTACACATCTTCTTTTTATTAGACGCTGTGTTAAACCACACTTCTTTCTTATTATTTCTAAGTTGTATTAGATTTTTATCTAATATGTTTTGAATAGTAGCGTTAAACTTAAGAGCAGGGTCTTTTAATAAATTCATAAAACCACCTGGGTTTTGTTTTGCAAATATTAAAATATCTCTTCTAAGCTCAGCTGTTGTAACTTTTGATACATCATTTTGAAATAAAACTCTAGCTACGTTTTCAACCTGTTCAACTGTTAGCTGTCTAGCTTCTATTAAAGCATCAACTTCTAAGTTTAAGTCTTCTACTAATTCTGCAGCTTCTTTTGCTTTATTTACTTCTGTAAACACTCTTCCTTTTCCAGGATGTAAGTCCATGAATTTTTGTAAGACTTGATTATTTTTAGGAACGTGTAAGAATCCATCTTCAAATACAATAGGCTCAATGATAGCGTTATCATCTTGCTCATCTTGAAATGGAGAGTTTTGATTCCTGGCGTATCTCAAAGGTCTATTAAGACCAGTGTCTTCATCAAAGTATAACAACGGAAACCTTGTAGTATGCCTTGATGCTAATATCAAAGATAAAGGTGGTGTTTCTCTTGTAAGTTTATATTGTTTATCTACGAATTTAGGTGTAGATTTTTTAGGGGTAATTTTTACTGTGTCCGTTTTAGGACTTGTATTTTCTTTTTTCATTTGATTTAATTTAATTTAAAATTTAAAAAAGGGGCATATTGCTACGCCCCTTAAAATTAATTACTAGTCTTGGAATAAGAAGAAGTTGTTTGCACCTAAAGTACATACAGCTCTCTCAGACAAGAAGTTTACTTGCATGTTATCGATATCCGACGTTGCAGCACCACCAGCAGAGCCAGTAATCCAAGTCTTATATCTTCTGTCTTCAGTTTCTGAAGCTCTATATCTAACATGTAAGAAAGGTCTCTTAGCGTTTTTACCAAGAATTTGGTCATAAACACTTGTAGAACCAGCTGGAACTAATAGTCCATTGATTTTACCTGAACCTGCACCTGATGGTAAACCACCTCTCATTGTAGGGTCGTTTAAGTATTTCCAATCAGTTTTATAGAAATCGTATCCTCTTCTGAATCCAGAGAATCCTAAGTTCAATGCCATATCTTCGTCATTGTCAAATAGACCGTAAGAAGTACCACCCGCTCCATAAGAGTTTTGAGCAGCTAACATATCGTCCATATCAAAAATGAATTGTCTGTTTGCGAAAATTACATTTTCTTCAATAGCTCCTTGTTTGTCTAATCTACTAATGATAGAATCAAAATCTGCTAGGGTAGTTGGGTTACCACCGTCCCAGATATTTCCTCTGTTTGCAACAGCATAAAAGATACCGTCTGACCCAGCACCTGGGTTAACAGCACCACCTGCGCTACCTAAAATAGCAGCAGCACCTGAGTTTTGCTCAGCTGGTACAGCTTCAATCATAGCTGTTTCTAAATAGTCATCGAATCTTAATCTTGTTTCGTGCTCAGACTTTAAATACCAAAGGTAACCAGTAGCACCGTCTTCAGTAGTTACTTCTACCCATCCGATTTGTGCCATATCAGAACCAGATACGTTGTAAGTATCTTTAATGATGATTGGCTTGTTGTCGAAAATGAAGTCGTTAGATTCTAATGAACCTACCATACCTGCTGTTCCTTTTTTAAATTCTGAACCGTAAATAAATACTGTAACGTCTGCATTACCAACACCAGTACCTGCAGTTACTAAACCACCTGCTTCGTAAAAGTCAGCTGTGAACTGTCCTTTACCACCACCGGCATTGTTTACTGCGCTTACTACTGCTTTGTTAAGACCTGAACCATCGTTTTGAACAACTACAATAGTTTGTCCTACTCTGACTACTTGCTCAGCAGTTGCTGGGTCAATTGCATCGTTTACCTGAAATACAGCTTGGTCAGCATTTAATATTGCTGCTGTACCTACGCTTGTATATTTCGTGTGTAACCTACCTTGCTCTGCCCATTTGATAAGGTCTGAGTTTGTAGGCATTTCCGCTCCTACCATTCTAAGGAATGAAGAAATCGTTCTATTACCGTATCTTTCAAATTCTTTTTCATACGTATCTGGTAGATACTGATTTAGGAAATCAAAATTTACAATATAGTTTTGGGCTGTTGGAGTTCTTTCTGAACTCGGAGTCAACGCGAATGTTGGCGTTGCTTTTACTTGTCCTGCCATGTTATATTATTTTAAATTATTATTACGTTTTTTTAATACTCTTAATTCGCAGTCCTTTGCTCGAAGGCTGAGAAACTGCTTTCACTTGAAATCCTGATTTAACAGAAACCTCTGGTGCGCTACGCTCACTCATGTTTATGTTTTTCGTTTTACGTATTACATCATCAGTTGCCTGGGATTTGCCTTGTTCATAAAAGAACTGTGCAAACTTTTCAGGGTTCATTGCAACAGCTAAAGACTTGTGATAACCTTCTGCATCTTTAATAAACCCATTTGAATCCAAATATTTATTTACAAAATTAAGTGGAGTCTCTTGAGCTTTTCTAAGTTCAGAAGCACTACCTG